CCATCTCGTAGCCCGGTAAAAGATTGGGCAAATAGGCTAATGGAGAATTAATCCAAAGAGCCTAAACTCCGCAGTATTGCGCTGCGGAGGCTATCTACGGCAGGTTCTCCGGACTTTAGCAAATAGTCCTGGAGTGTCGAGAAACGGGGACGTTCCTCGTCGACATCCCAACGGTAGGTAACACCTGAGGCTAGACGCTTCAGGTTAGCATCACTACCGCTAAGAACCACCGAGGCTTTACTGACCTCTAGTGGTTGCCGAACCTGCTCAAACCGGTCCATAGACACTACCCCCTCCATAAATTGGAGATATAGAAAGGAGTCGAAGGGCTTGCCGCCCCATCGTCGCGGAAGCGAGCGAAATGTCGGGTAAGTCCAACTGTTGATGTTCCGATCCCACTTGACTAACTGGGAACGCTGAGCAGCGTCCCAATCGCAGTGAAGATGGCCTTCCAGATCCTCAGTTCGAGGGCCGAGAAGGTTGCCGAGGATGCAACCAGGTAAGCGCCCACTAACAAAGTGAGCAGCCTGGCTGTACGCCTCGTCGCCATACTCTTGAGCAAACAGAGTAAGCGCGTTCCGGAGGAACAATTGGTCTTTCCGGGACTTAATCCGTCGTTTAAGACAGAACGGTCTGACGGCCGTACCTTCAAAGTAATCCTCTCCGCAGCTTTCTCGGAAAGGTCCGGCAACGAATGTCTTCTCATCATTGGTCCTAAAGCCCGCGAACTGAAGTATCTCGCGAGCCATCGGGTACCAGTAATGAGGCAACACGATATCGTCGCCGAACACTGACACGTACTCCAGATCGCCGTTAAAGTGTTCAACGGTCGAACTCACGAGCGCGTAGAAAATCAGTGATTCCAACTCGAAGGTAAATCCATTCCCCATAGAGGAGAACTTTTCCCACTTACAAACTCTGCCATCCTTATCCACGAGCCCATAAGGGCTGCGCAAATCGGACAGAAGTGTGAACCAATCGTCAGGAAGTAGCTCCCTGACCAACTCAATACAGAGGGTGTCGCTGGCCATCTCAAGGTCGACAGTTGCCGGCCTCAAAAAGTCAGGCACCTCATCCGTACTCCCAAGACGGGCCATTTGCTGGTTCCGTTCCTGGGATCGTAGGTTGCATCCTGCAGCGGCAAGCCGCTTCTTCAGGACACTTCCGACGCCAAGTTGAAGGTACACATTCATAAGTGGTTCGATTGCGATCGCCCGGTGAGTCTGGGCGGTCTTCGGCACGTACGTAACTCGGTTATAGTTGGCACCCTTGAGCTGATCGCGCACATAATGTCGCGCGTCTTTCGCTGAGAGCAGTGTGATCACGTCCGGTCTCCCCGTATCTTTAATGGGGAAGGACGGTCCCACACCCTGCTTGTTAAGCAAGCTCCGCAGCCACAGCGGATCCGCGAGGATCGCTGCTTCAGCATAGGGTTCACATCTGGCGCTAACAGTATACCCCTCCTCAACACTGTACTTGAAATACGCAGTGCTGAAAGGTCGGTGACAACCGAGTGCGCCACCTGGACCATGTCTAGCGTGGTCGTAAACCTCGTCGAGGTTCACGGGTCCTAGCCAGCGTTGGATTTTAAGCCGGGCACTGTGGAATACAGAGCCAGCGTACCGCAGGTTTTTTAAGCGGTACCAACGTTTGGAGTAATAGCGTATACGCTTGTTAGCGATCTTACAGCGAAGTTCTGCTGATAGAGACCGCTCACGCGCTTTAGCTTCAGGGTCCAATCCAGCTACCTTCCCGAAAGGAAATTTCTTCAGAAAGGACGCAACCAAGGCGTTACCCCAGTAAAGGGCGGGCTGATCATACTTCAGTGGATCAGCAATGCGCTTGGCTAGCTCTACGTAACCGGGAATATCCCGATTTTCCACAACGCATTGCGCGTTGCGGTATTCATCACCTAAAGCGACTTCATGGTGCTTGACCAACACACCGAGGACACCCCAGATTTCCTGGGAAGCCTCAGCGTCAGACACATCACCGTGATATGCCTGCTCGATTACCTCTGAGATCTTTTTCAGTGGTTCTTTCCGCCTAGATCTAGATTTCCTAGCGCTAGTCATCATCGTCTCCGTTGTGCCGGCTAACTTACACCGGGATACGGGAAGGCGATGCCATCAGGTCGCTCAGAAGCGAACCCGATGAGTGGGAGCCCAGCAACGACATACGCAAAGCACTTGCCGTACGCGATGCGGTCGGGATGGGAACCGGCGTCGAGCAGCCCACGCAAAAGATACGTGTGTACTCAACACCATTGACCGTTTCATACTCGGTCAACTTAATCTCCCCCCGATCAACCCCCGGGAAAGTCGACGTCGGTTTGGGCGCGGTGCGCTTGAACGACAACTCGGCTGGCCTTCCAGATGCACCCGATTGGATGTATTTGAAGGAGTCCCCATAACCGCCGAAAGGAACAAACAGAAAGCCCGTTCCCGTCGAGGCTACAAGAGTCGTGGCCAGTTGGATGTTTGATGCCATTTTGGATCTTCTCCGATTAAGTACGCCACCCAACGCCTTTCGTCCCCCCAACAAGGAGGGCTAGAGCGTCAAGTAGCCGTTTTGGATTGAGTTTTAAGTCAATCGTTGGCGTGGTCCAGGATGGCAGCGAAGGACTCCTATCTATGGTGTACAGTGTGCACTCATCAACCCAACCGATGAGTCCAACTGATGACCAATTAGGATTCGAAGTCTCAGCTGTTATTTCCCGTTGCCCGTTCAAATAAGACCGGACAACGTACCCTGATGCCACAGTTGTAACACCGACCTTGGGGGTCATTGCTTGAACCCAGGTCCCGACATTGACTAACCAGTCAACGACGAAACTCAAGGGTACCAGCTCCCACATACTAAGTGGTAAACTAGTAATCCCCCAGGCGTGGGCCGACACAAACTTCGGGTCGACCTCATACACTGCGTACGCTCGGACGTCATACAGATGCTTTACACGATGGGTCATCGTGATAGGCTCTGTTAGTCCACCGGCAGTATTCGGTTGAGCGCTATAAACGGTCCAGTCGGACCGTGTTGCGCGACCTCTTGCCGTGAATCGAGGCGTAGCTGCAGCTCTTTCTTTTGCTGCAAGTGCATGAACAGCCCCATCAATGTCGTACATTAGTGGGCCCCACCCGTAGCGCGTCTCCATCCAACGACGTAGGAATATGTCGTTGGCAGTGCGGAGACGTTGGCCCTTCGGTATGGACGCCACTCTCTTGTCAGACCCAAGCAACTGCATTATCGCTTGGGCTTTCAGCCCCCGTTTCATCGCACCAATCGCGCGGTAGAGTCGTAATACCGATTCTGCAACTAGCTCGATGGTTTTGGGTGCTTCGGCAAGAGTTACGGCTAACAAAGCATCGGGAGGTGCAATATTACTTAAGCACTCCGTCGCTGCCTCATTTACTGCGGCATCGATTTTGCTCTGTATTCTATGAGCCCTAGTGAGCGTGTACGGTCCCCACGTCGCTACACAGGAAGTGTAATCCCCTGTGTATTGAGCGTAGTTCGTCGTTGGCGTCGTTTTGGATTCATAGCGCACTGTTCCACTCTTATTTCCGAGGACCGTCTGGTCTTTGGTCATGCCAGTGTTTACAATGCCACCGCTTG